GCGGCATCACCTGATGAAGCTGCCATTGCCAGGGCTGTTTTAGCGCAGATTGCTGTCCCCGTCGCGCCTGAATTGCCAGACATCCAGCAGCTGGTGAAAGATGCGGTTTCAACTATTCAGCTGCCCGAAGCTCCGAAAGCCCCTGAGTTGCCTGATATTGAGGGCATGATAAATAAGGCTGTCGATCGAATTCAAATTCCCCCACCGGCTTTACCTAATGTTGAGCAGTTAGTTAAAGATGCAGTCTCTGCTATTCAGCTGCCTGAGGCTCCGAAAGCACCTGAGCTTCCTGACATTGAAGGCATGATAGAGAGGGCAGTCAACGGCATTCAAATTCCGAAACCGGAACTGCCAGACATTCAACAGATGGTAAAAGAAGCAGTGTCTGCTCTTCCTTCCCCAAAAGACGGTGAGCCAGGAGAAGACGGCAAAGATGCGTTGCAGTTAGAAATAATGCCCTGCATCGATGAAGAAAAATCATACCCACGCGGCAGCTATGCAATACATCACGGTGGAGTATGGCGCTCATACCAGAAAACAACCGGGTTGAATGGCTGGGAATGTCTGGTTGATGGCATTTCCTCCGTTGATATCAGCCAGGCCAATGAGCGTGAATTTACCTTCACTGCTCAGCTGACCAGCGGCACTAAAACCGAGAAATCCTTCAGCATCCCGGTAATGATTTACCGCGATATATTCAAGGAGGGTGAGAAATATTTACCGGGTGACAGCGTCACATGGGCAGGGTCGGTCTGGTATTGCCACGCAGAGACAACCGACAAGCCAGGAGAACCGTCTTCAAAGGGATGGAAACTTGCGGTCAAGCGCGGGCGGGATGCGAGGGCAAAATCATGATTGAGTTTGTAACGCTTGAAGAAGCAAAAGGGCATCTTCGCATAGACACGGATGCCGGAGACGATGACATTAAACAGAAAATTCTGTCAGCAAGCTCGGCTATTTTTGATTATGTACAGGGGTCGCGCGAAAAACTGATTGATAAAGATGGGGTGATCATTAATGGCACGGCAGAACTTCAACGAGTAAAAATGGCAACGCTTATTCTGGTCGGGATCCTTGACAGGGTAAGAGATGGTCAGGAGGAAAAAAATTATACTGCGGGTAATTTACCCTTCAGTGTAACCGCCCATATTTACTCACTTCGTGCACCGACCATAGTTTAGGAGGCCAACATGTTTGCCGGAAGACTTCGCGATCGGGTCACCGTACAAAACTTTATCGAAACCAGAAAACCATCCGGGCTACCGGAAAAGGTCTGGTCGGACACGGCAACCGTATGGGCGGAAGTGATAGGCATAAGCGGGCGTGAACTTGTGGCATCTGGGGCAGAAAAGGCCGAAGCAACGATACGCGTATGGATGCGCTATCGCGATGACGTCGGCGCTTCATCTCGTCTTGTCTGCAAATCAGGACCCTTTAAAGGGCAGGTTTTAGAAATATCAGGTCCCCCAATCCCAGACTCAAGAATGACCCAGTTGGAAATTCTCTGTAATCAGGGGGTGAAATCGTGATCGACACTAAACTCGATTTCTCGGACTTGCTGGATCTGTCCGATGACCTGAAAGCCCTGAGCAAGGCTGAAAACAGAAAAGTGATGCGCGATGCCACACGCGCCGCTGCTACTGTTTTTAAAGATGAAGTGATCAAGCGGGCCCCCGTTCGCACCGGCAAGTTGAAGAGGAATATTGTCGTGATGACTCAGAGAGACAGAAACGGTGATATTTCATCTGGCGTTCATATCCGAGGCACGAACCCACGTACCGGGAACAGCGATAATAAGATGAAGACGAACGACAGCAAGAATGCCTTTTACTGGCGGTTTGTCGAGTTGGGTACTTCTTATATGGCTCAGGTTCCTTTTGTTCGCCCTGCTTATGACGCCCGGCAGGATGATGCTACCAAAGCTGCATTTTCACAGGCCAATCTTGCTATCGATAAGGCGCTATCAAAATGACGGAAGCCGATGTTTTTGCACTCATAGGTACTTTGGCCGGCGGGCAGGTTTATCCCTACGTTGCACCGCTGAATGCTGAAGGGCAAACCGCTGTAAGTGCGCCGTGGATAGTCTTCAGTATTGTCAGCGAGAATTTTGGCGATACCCTTTGTGGCCCTGCGGAGGAAACAGATTCTGTTCAGGTCGATGTGTACGCATCATCACCTGATGAAGCTCGCGCAATTCGTGAGTTGGTACAAAACGCGCTGGCGCCACTGAATTTCACGCAACTTAATCGAACTAACGGCTACGAGTCAGAAACGGGGCTCTACCGTGCCATGCTGGAAATTCAGAACCAGCAATAACCCATCACCTCACCAATAGCCGCCCACGGGCGGTTTTTTTATGTCCGGAGAACTTATGTCGAGTAAATACGAAGTCACAAAGGGTATGACGTTCGCCGTCACCGACGCGCCGGTTTCTGCCGCTGATTTTACTGCACCTGGTTTTCCCGGTATGGGGATCACCTGGCTGGAAGCTGCATGCGCAACGAAAGAAATCACGTATACCGGCGGCCAGAAAGGCGACATTGATGTCACCACATTGTGTTCCGTCGAGCAAGAACAGACTAACGGCCTCGCTGCTCCGGCAGAAATGTCGATTACGCGTAACTGGGTTGGCGATGAAGAGGCACAGGCCGCATTGCAGACGGCATATGAAAATGACGAATTGCGGGCGTTGCGCGTGAAATTCGCTTCGGGCAATGGCTACTACATTCTCGTTGAAGTACGTCAAAGCTCCTGGTCAGCGGCTACGTCTTCCGTCGTCGGCGCGACGTATTCACTGCGCGTTCGTGGCAAGCCGATCCCTATCATTCAGGCAACATCCTAAGCGGCTCAGGCCGCTTTTTTTTACCCTGAATTCCTTCACTTTTAGAGAACCCAACAATGAAGAAAATGGCACTCTCGGCCTCATTACGTGATCTGGCTTTGGCCCCGTCTGGCGCATACCGCACAAAAGAAGTTTCGGTACCGGAATGGGGCGACATCAAGGTCACTCTGCGCGAGCCCTCTGGTCAAGCGTGGGTTGATTTCCGCGCCTTACTTTCTCCTGAGCTGCCGGAAGGTACAGAACCGCCAAAACTCAGTCCGACCGAAATCTTCATTCGTAACCGCGACGCTGATGTGATCCTTTTTATCGATGTGCTGCTGGATGAGACCGGGTCACAAGTATTTTCACCTGAAGACAAAGAACAGGTTTCAGAAATTTACGGACCAGTCCATGTGCGATTGTTGCAGCAGGCGCTGGCTTTAGGCCTGAGTCAGGAATCTGCTGAAAAAAAGTAAAAGAGCCGCTGACCTTCTTCCTCTTCTCTCTGGCGCTCCGTCTGGGGCGCACAGTTCATGAACTCCGCCAAACCCTTACCGCCAGTGAATTGAAAATGTGGATCGCCTATGACCGGATGAGCCCGATCGGCGACTGGCGCGGTGATGTTCAGGCTGCGCAAGTCGCGACCGCAACTATCAATGCACAGGGTGGAAAACTCAGCTTAAACGATGTGTTGCTGAAGTGGGGCCAGACGGAGGAAGAGAAAGAAATTAGTGATTTTGAAGAGTTTTTAGGCGGTCTTTGATACCCGCGCAGGCGGGGTTTATATGGGTGAAATATGGCTACGCTGCGCGAACTTATTATCAAAATTTCAGCGAACTCCAGTTCATTTCAGTCTGAAATTTACCGAGCTTCCCGGATGGGGGCCGATTATTACAAAACGATGGAACAGGGCGGCAAAAAGGCGGCTGCTGCTACCCGTGAAACACAGCGTGCGATCAGCGATCTAAGTGGTGAACTTGCATCTATTAAATCATCTGCAGCGGGGCTGGCCGGTGCTTTTGCTGGTGCGTTCGCTACTCACCAACTTATTGATTTTGCCGACACATGGAACCAGTTAAACGGGCGTCTCCGTTTGGCATCAACCTCGACAGACGATTACGCCACATCGCAACGTACGTTGATGGAAATCAGCCAGCGCACGGGGACTTCACTCGAGGCAAACAGCAACCTTTACAGCCGTATTGCGCAATCACTTCGCGCCGCCGGCTACGCATCTTCTGACGTTGCGAAAGTTACTGAAACTGTGGCCACCTCGCTGAAACTGTCAGGAGCCAGCACAGAAGAAGCCAGTTCGGTGATCACTCAGCTCAGCCAGGCATTAGGTTCCGGCGTTTTGCGTGGTGAAGAATTCAACGCCATCATGGAGAACGGCGGGCGACTTGCAAAACTGCTGGCAGATGGTTTGGGTACGACGGTTGGCGGTCTCCGGAATATGGCAAACAACGGGGAATTAACCACCGACAAAATTGTACCGCTGCTAACCAATGTTGAGGTGCTGAGGAAAGAGTTTGAAACCCTTCCGGCTTCGATCAGCGGATCCGCGCAAAAAGTACAAAATGCCTTCCTTGCATGGGTGGGCGGTGCGAATGATGCAGTAGGCGCATCATCGAGTTTGTCTGGCGTGCTGGATGCTCTGGCGAAAAACATCGATACCGTGGCGAATGTCACCGGCGCGCTGGTGGGACTGGGAATTGCCCGTTACTTCGGGAACATGGTGGGTAGCGTCGCGCAATCCACGGCAGCGGTTATCTCAAATACCGCCGCCGAAGTGGCGTTGGCACAGGCTCAGGTGCGTGGCGCACAGGTTAGTGTTGCCGCAGCCCGGCAGACGGTTTATCGGGCTCAGCAGGCGAGAGCTGCCGCCACATCCATCGAGGCGCAAATTCTCGCAGAGCGGAATTTAGCTGCTGCTCAGACCTCACTGAACAGTGCCATTAGTGGACGTTCTGCGGCGATGAGCCAGCTTAATAACACCGCGTCAGTGATGAACCGTCTGGGCGGCGGTGTTCTCGGTCTTCTCGGTGGATGGCCGGGCGTCATTATTGCGGCCGGAACGGCGATGTATGGCCTGTATCAACATACTCAGCAGGTACATCAGGAAGCCGTAGGCTTCGCCAACAATCTTGATGAGATAAACGGCAAACTTCAGACCATGTCGGTGCTTGGCTTGAAGGCCACCGCCGGCGATGCCCGTTCTTCTCTTGCCGCCCAGAAAAGCGACCTCGCTGATCTGGATGTTCAGATCGCCAAAGTGAAAGACAGTCTGAAAGGTCTGGATCAGATCCAGCAGGACTACAACGCTCACCCTACAACTACCTGGCTTAACACGTTCATGGATCAGGCGGACATCACCGCCAAAAACATCGAACTGACCGACAAGCTGAATAAACTGGAATACGACCGAGAAAATGCGGCTGCGAAAGTGGCCAGCACTCAAAAGTTGGTTAATGACGCCAGTGACCTGGCAACCAAAAAAGCCATCGAGCAGGCTGGCGCCGTTTCTATCCTGAAAGGGGCGTATGACCTGCTTAACCGGTCAATGTCCGCGACAGCAGGCGCAACACCGCCGCAGTATGCTGGCCCAGTGGTCTCAATGGCAAATGCCACACCGCAGCAATCTACCGCAGTCGAAAAGTCCCGTCGTGAAAATGAGTTAGCCAGCCTTTCCGGGTTGCAAAAGCTTCATCAGCAATATGTTTATGAAGCCGAGGATCTGAAACTCACCGGCGCACTCTATACGACTTACATTTACAACAAAGACCAGGCTGCACAAAAGGACGCTGCGGCGTCTCAGGCGAAAAAGGAAGGTACCGCTGCCACCAATGCCCAGAACAAAGCTGAACGTGAAGCAGCTTCAGTAGCCGAGCAATATAGCCGAAAAATGGCAGACCTCACTGTTGCTATTGAGGTTCAAAAAGTCAGGGCTACGGAAGGTGAAAAAGCTTCTGAGCTTTACGCCGCTTCTCATCAGGCCGGTACTAAATGGACCGATGAACAGCGCAGAGCAATTCAGGCCTCATCTGCTGAGCTGGCTAAGTGGAATCAGCGAGCAGATGAGACGGTCAGAAAACAGCGTGAACAGGTTGATGCACTGAAGGACTTAACGGACGCCGCGAGAAAATACCGCGATGAAGCGACGTTAACCACAGAAACGGCCGGACTGAGTGACCGTCAGCGCGGGCGTTTTGATGAGACTCAGCAGGTAAACAGGGTGTTCTCTAAAACTGATCAGGGGGCGCAGGCCATAGCTGCACGTGATGCTGCTCTGACTGAACTGGACAACAAATATAAGGCCACAGCCGCGGCAGAGGCTGACTGGATGTCTGGTGCTTCTAAGGGATACAACAACTGGCTCGAGGAGGTACGCAACGTCTCAGGAACTGTTTCTGACGGCGTGAAAACCACCCTTGATAGCGCGTTCACTAATGTCACTTCAATGCTGGAAGGCAACAAAGTCAGTTGGAAGTCATGGGGCATTTCTGTCCTGCAGATCATTGAGAAAGTGGCGCTCCAGATGGCGGCGGTGAGCCTGATGGGCGGAAGCAGTGGAGGTTCAGCGTGGGGCGGCCTTTTGGGTACGATTGCCGGTGGCGCAGCCAGTTACTTTGGCGGCGGTGCCGCTGCATCCTCCTCAAATGCATTCTCCTCAGGTTCTTACAGCAATCTCTCGTTCAATGCGAAAGGCGGCGTTTACGACTCTCCATCCCTGAGCTCTTTCAGTAATGGGGTATACAGCTCACCCACTATGTTCGCCTTTGCGAAAGGTGCGGGTGTATTTGGTGAGGCTGGCCCAGAAGCGATCATGCCACTGACTCGCGCTGCAGATGGTTCATTGGGTGTCAGGGCTCTGGGTTCAGGCGGTTCTGGATCGGGTGGCGCGCCGCAGGTTTACATCACGATTGACAGCAGCGGCAATGCCAGTACGGAATCCTCGGGCGGCTGGGAACAGTTCGGCACGCAAATCGCCAACTATGTTAACCAGCTATACCAGCAGAACAAGGCGAAGGATTTACGGCCGGGCGGCGACATCTGGAACGCAATGAAAAACAGCAGGTGATCATGGCTATTCAAACATTCACGTGGTGCCCACGCTTAAATGCCGAAGCCGATACTTCATTTCGGACCAGGAAGGTGCAATTTGGCGACGGATATACGCAGGTTTCTGGCGATGGTTTAAACACCAAAAGTCAAAAGTGGACGCTTAGTTTCACGGGTAACGAAGATTACATCAGTGCGATTAAAACTTTTCTGGATGCGCATCAGGGGACAGCGGCATTCCTTTGGAAACCGCCGCTCGAACCATTGGGCATGTTCCGCTGCGACACCTATAAACCCACGGCGCTCGGTGCGGGAAAATTCAACCTCGATGCCACTTTCGAACAGGCGTTTAAACCATGAGTATCAACAGCGATTATCAGAAACTTGAGCCGGGCAATACTGTCAGGCTTTTTGAAGTCGATGGCACGGCGTTCGGTGTTGGAGATGTTCTCCGGTTTCATTCCTACAACATCCCACACACCGAAGCGGAAATCGAAGCGACAAACCCGGTCAGTCCGATCCGTTTCAATAAGCCGGTATTGGATAGTAGGGTTATCTTCACCCGCGCTGGCGCTGCCAGTTATATCGGTCAGGATGGTAAAATCTACCAGACCGCAGCTAACCAGTGGCCACTTGAGTATTTGGGTGGTGTAGTTAAAGGCCGGAATGAACCTGAGCCAGCGGCGACAAATTATCTAAAGTATTCAAATGTCATAGCAAATTCACTCTGGGTAAAAGGTGGCATGACTGCGACAGCAGCGCGGCCATCACCTGACGGCGGGTCAACGGCTTCGAAATTAGTGCCACTTACTACCAATGCGACTCACCAACTTGTCCAGAGCGTGGCCGGCGCGTATTCACTGGGCGACGCAATAACAACCTCTATCTTTGCAAAAGCCAATGGTTTTAATGTGCTTCAAATTCTTTGGGGTGGAGGATCGACAGGATTAAATGGCAGTGCCTTCGCCAACTTTGACCTGTCCACAGGGCTAACGAGTGGCAATGCTTCAAATATCACGATCATCGCTCTCTCAGGTGGCTGGTACCGTTGTTCTGCCACGGCTACAGTTACCGGCAGCGCGGATGGTACCAACAGCAATGCCGGGTATGGTGTAATTCAAAATCTGTCACAAGGAAGAAGTCCTACATGGGCCGGTGATGGTGTCAATGGTATTGATGTTTGGGGGGCGCAAACAGAGAAAGGGAATAATCTCTCCAGCTATATTACCACTGCTGCGGCAGCAATAACCCGTGGTGCAGCCGCAGCATCTGTTCCTGCAAACGGAACCTCTGGTGTAAAAATTACATATTCAACTGGTGAGACGGCGAGCCTCTCCTTCGGTTCTTCGAGTTCAGTTTCAATACCGGCGGCAAATAAACCGTGGGGCACCCGCTATATCACCAAAATTGAATATATCGGTGGTTCCCCCTCATATGACGAGTCGAAACTTCCCGCCAAATCAATCTGGTGGCAGGGTATAGAGTATGCGGCATGGCCTTGCCAGATTGAGGGGATTGAGTCCTCAACTACCGGGAGCAGCGCGCAGCCGAAACTAACCGTTGCCAATTTGGACGGCTCTATTACCGCCTTATGTTTGGCTTACGACGACATGCTTCAGGCCAAAATTTCTATCCATGACACGCTGGCAAAGTATCTCGATGCGCGAAACTTCCCGGAGGGTAATACATCGGCGGATCCGACACAGGAAAAGCTTAAGGTTTATTACATCGACAGTAAAAGCGTAGAGACAAAGCTTCAGGTCGAATTCACCCTCAGCAGCCCGATGGATTTACAGGGATTACAGATCCCCACACGCCAGCTGCATTCCCTCTGCACCTGGTGTATTCGCGGTAAATACCGTTCAGGTGACGGCTGCGATTATGCCGGTACCCGCTATTTCGACAAGTTTAACAAACCGGTCAGCGACCCTTCTCTGGACGTATGCAGCGGAAACCTCACAGGCTGCAAACTCCGGTTCGGAGAAAACAACGAGCTTTCCTTCGGCGGTTTCCCTGGCACATCTTTACTTCGGACATGATCATGAAACAGAAGATTATCGATGAGATTATGGCTCATGCCGAGGCCGAGTATCCGCGGGAATGTTGCGGCGTGCTGGCGCAGAAATCACGCGTCATAAAGTATTTTCCCTGCCGTAATATGGCCTCAGAACCAACGGAGCATTTTCATCTCGATCCTGAGGGCTATGCTGGCGCTGAGGACTGGGGAGCTGTTATCGCCATTGTCCACAGCCACCCGGACGCGACCACGCAGCCGAGCGAACTTGATAAAGCGCAGTGTGATGCCACTGAAATACCCTGGCATATTGTGAGCTGGCCAGAGGGGGATCTTCGCACTATTCAGCCACGCGGTGACCTTCCGTTGATTGAACGCCCGTTTGTGCTGGGCCACAGTGACTGCTGGGGGCTGGTGATGAGCTATTACCGGCAAATGCACGGGTTAGAGCTGAAGGATTACCGCGTTGATTATCCCTGGTGGGAAGGTCAGTATCCGGACAACTTCTATCAGGAATGCTGGTACGAATGCGGATTCAGGGAATTCTCTGGCGACCCGATGCCGGGGGACATGGTGATCATGCAGGTACAGTCGGATAAGTGGAACCATGCAGGGATTTTACTCGAGGGGAATATGCTTCTTCACCACATGTACGGCAAGCTCAGCCAACGCGTGCCATATGGCGGTTATTGGCGTGAAAGGACGATGAAAATCGTCCGGCACAAAAATTTATTTAGCTTTGCTGATTTACCCTAAAACATTGCCTTACTTTTTTGTATTGCTATTATTTCCTCATTAACCCAGAGGGAAGAAGATGAGAAAACTTTTAATAGCTATAGGCGTGTTTGTTTTGATGGGGTGCTCTACTAGTCCTGTCCCTGTCAATAAGGCTGATGCTGCGCCGTCTCAGAGAGTGTTTAAATATCAATCACCACATAATGGTGATACAAAGCTGACAGTTATTCGAGATAGTGGAATAACAGGGAGTGCCTGCTATGCGGCTGTATTTGTAAATGGTGACAAGGCGGCATTACTCAACACTTCCGAGAAATCGACTTTATACCTGCCTCCCGGTGAATATGAGATAGGAACCGCATTTGATGGTTCAGGATTCTGTTCCATGGGAAAAGAAAGGCAAGAGCGTACTGTCGTTTTGAAATCTAATCAGTCAAAAGTGGTTAGGATTTTTACTGATGGTAGTGGGAATTTAGACATAAAGCCTTCTACTCTTTAACAAACGATATAAAATATAGGCCACCTTAGGGTGGCTTTTTCTTTGGTGATAAAAATGAACGAACAGATGACTCAAATTTTATTAGGTGGTTCTTTAGGTAAAATATTTGGGAAGAGACATCAGCGAGCAGTTAAAACAACCAAAGAAGCAATTAAAGCGCTGTGCTGTACGATTAATGATTTCGAGCGCTACCTCAATAGCAGTAAAGCAAGAGGAATTACCTACGCTGTATTTCGAGGAAAAGAAAATATAGGAGAAGATGACTTAGGTTATCCGGTGACGGGTGAGGTCATTAGAATAGTTCCTATAATTATCGGAAGTAAAAAAGCCGGGCTATTTCAAACCATACTTGGAGCGGTCCTCATAGCGGCGGCGTTTGTAGCGTCGTTCACGCCATTAGCTGCAGCGTCGCCATTCCTTTATGCAATGGGGGCATCAATGGCGTTGGGCGGGGTGATCCAGTTGCTATCTCCTCAAGCTTCCGGCCTCGCCAGTAAACAAGACTCAGCGAACCAAGCTTCCTATGCGTTCGGCGGAGTGACTAACACCGCCTCACAGGGCTATCCGGTTCCTCTTGGTTATGGCCGTCGTCGTGTGGGTGGCGCGATCATATCAGCGGGCATATACGTTGAAGATCAGCAGTAACCCCCTCCAATTACTTTAAGGTCACCATTCGGTGGCCTTTTTTATGGGTTCAATATGGCAACAGCTACCGCAATCAGAGGCCGCAAAGGCGGCAGCTCTTCATCCCGCACGCCTGTAGAACAACCAGATGACCTTCAGTCAATTGCGAAAGCGAAAGTCTTAATTGCCCTTGGCGAAGGTGAATGGGCTGGAGATTTAACTGGTCAGAATATTTATTTAGATGGAACGGCTCTACTCAATACCGACGGTTCCAGTAACTTTAGCGGCGTGGCGTGGGAGTTTCGCCCTGGTACTCAGGCGCAAACTTATATTCAGGGTCTGCCTGGTGCCAATAATGAAATCAATGTCGGTACTGAAGTCAGCAGCGCGACCGCTTGGACGCGGACATTCTCTAATTCGCAACTGTCCGCTGTCAGACTTCGTCTCAAATGGCCGTCACTTTTCAGACAACAAGATAATGGGGATCTGGTTGGTTATAGCATCAACTACGCCATAGATTTGCAGACAGATGGTGGCACGTGGCAGACCGTTGTAAACACCTCTGTAACCGGTAAAACCACTACGGGTTATGAGCGAAGCCACCGCATTGATTTACCCCAATCAGGTAGTACATGGACGCTGCGTCTGCGGAAGATAACTCAGGACGCCAACAGCGCCAAAATCGGCGATACGATGACGCTGCAAAGCTATACCGAAGTTATCGACGCAAAGCTTCGTTATCCCAATACCGCGCTGCTGTATATCGAGTTTGACTCCAGTCAGTTCAACGGATCAATTCCGCAGGTTGCAGTTGATGCAAAAATGCGCGTCGTCCGCATACCTGATAATTACGACCCTATCACACGAACCTATTCAGGAACCTGGCAGGGGAATTTCAAGTGGGCCTGGACTGATAATCCAGCATGGATATTTTATGACATCGTTGTATCTGACCGGTTTGGATTGGGTGATCGCCTAACGGCTGCCAATATCGACAAATGGACTCTCTATCAGGTTGCTCAGTATTGCGATCAGATGGTCCCTGATGGCAAAGGCGGTGCGGGTACAGAACCACGCTATCTATGCAACGTTTACGTGCAGAATAGAAACGATGCTTATACGGTACTTAGAGATTTCGCAGCCATATTCAGGGGGATGACATACTGGGGCGGTGATCAGATTTTTGCCCTTGCAGATATGCCGCGGGACGTGGATTACAATTTCACGAATGCTAACGTTGTCGATGGGCTCTTTACTTACTCAAGCAGCACTTCAAAAACGCGTTATACCTCTGCGCTCGTTTCATGGTCAGATCCTGATAATGCTTATGCAGACGCGATGGAACCAGTATTTGAGCAGACGTTAGTCACCCGTTATAAGGTTTTCAACCAGCTCGAAGTAACCGCCATTGGCTGTACCAGACAGTCAGAAGCAAACCGAAAAGGTCGCTGGGGTATCCTCACCAATAACAGCGATCGTGTCGTGAACTTCTCTGTAGGACTTGATGGTGATATTCCTCTGCCAGGATATGTCATCTCTATTGCAGACGAAAACTTGTCCGGGAGGGTGGCTGGAGGGCGAATCAGTTCCGTATCGGGCCGGGTTGTTACCTTGGACAGGGCACCAGATGCAAAGGCTGGCGACAGGTTGCAGCTGAACTTACCGACCGGTATTTCTCAGAGCCGAACGATTCAGGCCGTTAACGGTAATATAGTCACCGTCAGCACATCCTATTCCCAGATACCTGAAGCTCAAAGCGTTTGGGTTGTTGAGTCTTCCGATCTTTACGCCCAGCAATACCGAATTACTACTACCGCTGAGAATGACGATGGAACTTACAGCATCACAGGTGTTTTGCATGATCCTGATAAATTTGCACGTATCGACACTGGTGCAGTAATCGATCAGCGACCAATCAGCGTTATCCCGCCGGGTAGTCAGTTTGCACCTGCCAATATCCAGATCAGCTCTTACTCTGTCGTCAACCAGGGTATCAACGTTCAGACAATGCGAGCCACATGGGATACGACGGCGAACGCTATCGCGTATGAGGCCCAATGGCGGCGCAACGACGGCAACTGGGTAAACGTACCGCGAAGCTCTACCACGTCATTCGAAGTGCCAAGCATCTACGCTGGCCGCTATCTGGTGCGCGTGCGAGCTATCAATGCAGCGGAAATATCAAGCGGGTGGGGTTATTCGGTTGAGGTTACGCTTACTGGTAAAGAGGGTAATCCTCCGAAGCCGGTAGGTTTCACGGCCACAGGCATCAACTGGGGTATTCAACTGAACTGGGGCTTCCCGGAAAACACTTCTGACACGCTGAAAACAGAGATTCAGTACACGCCGAATTCTGATCAGTCTAACCCGCTGTTGCTGTCTGATGTCCCCTATCCGCAGGCAATTTATACGCAACTGGGATTAAGGGCTGGTCAGATTTTCTGGTACCGCGCTCAGCTGGTGGATAAAACCGGGAATGAGTCGGGATATACCGACTGGATCAGAGGGATGGTGAACGATAATGCCGATGATTATCTCGGCGATATCGCTGATGACTTCCTGAACTCTGCCGACGGTGACCGACTGACAAGTGACATTGAAACCAACATTGATGCCATTCTGCAAAATGCTCTGAACCTGAACTCAACCGTTGATCACCAGTTCGCACAGAACGGTGAGGTGCGCGCTGATATTTTGACGGTGAAAACGACTATCGCTGATGTCGATCAGGCGATGGCGGATCTGACGACTCAGGTGCAGGCGCAGATTGGTGACGTGACTGCCGCGCTCGAGGACAAACTAACGGCCGTGGTTGATGCCAGTGGTGCTTCAGCAATTTATACCCTGAAAACAGGCGTGCGGATCGGTGGCGTCATGTACAACGCCGGGATGTCGATTGCCGTGCTGGCGCAGGCTGGTCAGCCGGTGGTGACGCGTGTTGGCTTTAATGCGAATCAGTTTGTGCTGATGTCAGGCTCTGGGGATACGCAATATTCACCCTTCGCCGTGGTTAACGGGCAGGTGTTTATAAGCGATGCCTTTATCCAGGACGGGACGATTACCAATGCGAAGATCGGCAACTTCATTCAGTCGAATAACTTTGACGGTTCCACGCAGGGCTGGCAATTAAGCAAATCAGGTACGTTTATCAACCTTGGGAACGCTGGCGGCGCTGGCGCAATGAAACAGACGAATACCACGATCAGTACTAAGGACGATAACGGGGTGCTTCGCGTGCAAGTCGGTCTAATTACGGGGGTCTGGTAATGGCTAACTGGGGGATCCAAACATGGGATGCAAGCGGCAATCCTAATAACACCGGTATCGTGCCGGTGTTGGTTGTGGCAACCGTGTATTTAAGTGCCGGGCAGGTTTCCGGCACGTACTCCTATTCCGTCCCGTCAGGGTTTCGTGTTGAAGCAATCCAGTCCCCAATAACAGGAGATGCTTATTCCGGGGCACGCCGGAAAATTACGGGGTCAGGCGGAAGGATATCCATCAGTGATGCGAATGGCGACTACTCAGCTGGAACATATACCGCTGATGAATGTTGGTTAATCATTTATTTGGTAAAAGCATAATGGCAAATTGGGGAGCGTTAATTTCAGATCAGTATGGTAATCCGTGGGTAACACCTGATACGACGCCAATGTCTTTGGTACAGAAAATAGTTTTGAACCCGTCTGCAGCCGGTTCATACACTCTTCCGGTAAATTCTTCGTCTCCTTTCATAATCGGCTGCCATGCAACAGTGGGTAATGTGCTGTTCTATATCAGAAAGGTCGATTCCACTTATACCCTAAATTATAAGGTGGCGGGGACGGGCGGCAGTCCGGGAACTGTCACCATTTACATTTTTGGATACGTCATACCGCAACCTCTACCTAAATGGGGAGTTGCCATCTGGAATGCTGCGGGGCAGTGCATTTTGACTAATGAAACTAAGGTGATGAATCCACCGGTTGGGTACGGGACGATAGGATCCACAACCGACATCGGGTATTTGGTTGATAAAACAGTCGGTGGAAAATGGGCCGTGTTGCCCAGAGTTGTGGGTGTTGTGGTGGGTGTTATGGGAACCACTCAACCACGCCCGTGGTCTTCTCCCATTGATACTTCAGCATACTACGACGGTTCATCTACTCGCATCAGGGCCGGTCAGCGCGATGCGCCTGGTGAAGAGCTACACAATGTTGGCTATTCAAACTCGCGCGATCAGATATTCGCCATTGATGTTTCACGTTATTAATCAATAAATAACGTGAACGATCGTTTTAAACGATCAATATCAATATATTGATCTATATAACCAATTATCCCCGCTCAATATTCATTGTTAATGTCTTTTTATCTACGTTGATAGGGACATAAACATGAAGAATATTTTAATGGTTCTTGCCATTGCTTTGATGGTTTCCGGTTGTGCAGGAATGCTTGAAAAGCAGGAGCCTGTTTGTGCTGGCGTTGCGCTGGTCGCAGGGCAGGAAACCAATGTGCAGATTTATGGCGTTCGTAAGGTAGCCAGCCAAACCCAGTATAAAGCAGGTGATCCATTCGGCTGGCGCTGGGTAAATAAGACGAATTTCATCAGCACAACGTGCGATAAATAACCCCACTATTTCACATGAACCCGCTTCGGCGGGTTTTTTTATGCCCGGAGAAAAGCATGTCAGCAGGCACAATCGCATTAACTAACAATTCAGCAGCAGTTGCTGGTACCGGAACGGCATTCACCACCGATTTAAAAGCGGGTGACTTCGTAGTCGTTATAGTAGGCGGCGTCACTTACTCACTGGGTGTGAAAGCAATAACCTCACCTACTGCATTAACTCTGGTCACCGCTTTTGGTGGACCGACCGCTACAGGCAATGCATGGACTGCGGTACCGAATGCAACATTGGTTGGTATAACAGCGCAGGTCGCAGCCGACGTGGCCAAAGCTATCCGCGGTTTAAATCTGGATAAGGCCAACTGGCAGCAAGTGTTTAGCGGAACGGGTACGATCACGGTTACGCTACCTGATGGTTCGACATATACAGGCCCGGCATGGAGCAGTATTACTACATCCCTTTCTGGTAAAGCCGCGAGCGGTGCAAACAGTGACATAAAATCACTGTCAGGGCTGACGACTGCATTGTCGATTGCCCAGGGAGGAACTGGAGGTAATACGGCAGCAGCAGCTCGTAGTGCTCTCGGGATAACACCGGGTAATATCGGGGCGTTGGCCACCACGGGCGGAACTATGACTGCCACCATCAACAGCTCAACAACTGCGCCATCTATTATTAGTGGCCCCGCGAGTACAAATTCCTCCGGCATTAATTATCTAGGTCAGGCTACGTTAAATTCTAACCAATATATGACCGTTGATATTGTCGGGACGTCAAATAATATAATTACGCGATTCGTTACCTGGAACACGACACCTCATGTTTTCGGATTTTACGATAATGGGAATGGTACTTGCGATGGGCAATGGGTCGGCGGTTCCGATGAACGATTCAAGGGCAACATTACTGATTTCACCCAAGGTCTTGTGGCAACACTGAGTTGCCGGACAGTGACTTACGACAAGCAAGATGGTGCCCGAGAAATTGGTGTTATTGCACAGGATGTTGAGAGATTTGCAGATTGCGCTGTAATTAATGTAGGTAAGAAAGAATTCGGTAACGGTAGAGTCATTGAGGATTTCAAGGGACTAAATACCGCTGGCTTCGCAGCCGCCGCACACGGCAATGCCATCACAAGTCTCTTCGAATTATTGGATTTGGCGCTGAATGATCCCGATGCTGCGCGTTCTAAAATTGCAGAATACAAAGCTTCTATTGTTCCCCCGGTACCGCTTACGGCAGAACAAAAAATCTTTGGTGGCAAAACGCTCGATGAAATGCCGGCTGATACTGATTTTACAGATACCGACCTGCCTGAAAACAACGATGGGAAGGAATTATCTTCATAACTTCCTTCCCTTATCAAACAGTCGCACCAAATTGCCCTATTTAAAGTCATCCTATGCTAGGCTCACGAAAACTACTTCGAGGTGCTTATGATTACAGATGAAGAAGATTCTCTAATACGGCAGGAAATTGGTGAGGCAGTGATTACCGTACTTGAAGACGGCAAGATAGTAAGCGTCGAAACAATCATTACTCAGTTGGAGCAAAAGCACCAAAAGGTGGTTCATCTGCATCACAAGGATAGGTTTTGGAAAGCTATTGACCTGCTGATAGGTAAATCATAAAAAAAGCCCTCGAGAAGAGGGCCAGTGAATCAACACAAAATTTAGTTCGGAACAGGAGAGTTACTCCTTTGTTAACAATAGTTCATGAAATAAATTTAGCTTAAGTATCTTTAGTTTCGTAGTTAAAAAAAGCCCGCGTTAACGGCGGGCTAAAATCAAGGTATCAACATTACTTAGTACTGGAAGGTAGTCACGCCATCCATTTTCAATTTTAGTCCAGGGCGAAGAAAAAGCTATCAATGGGTAAAAAGAACCCACGTATAAGGTGGGCTATTCAAGGAAAGAAAATTTTAGGCCTTGGCAGGCTTGCTGTTCTTATGACAGCTGATCAGATAGTAGTTCGAATGCTAAAAATATCCAGATCACAGGCACAAAAAACCGGCTCATTGCCGGGATAGTTAATTAACTAATTTTATTATCATGTAATTGCTCGGCGATGAACACGCCGAGCTGCGAAGATCGCGCCCGGGTAATGATCATCAAGCCTTTTCTGGAATTCTTCTTTCAATGCCCCGACGGCACCGGCGCTTTTTATTGCTTTGCAGATCAGCCCTCTAAGAATTTACCCGCAGTCTACCCTTCACAATCACAAGAACACGTGATTATACTGTATGTATAAACAGTATTTTGTGAGGTTGTTATATGAACATCTTTTACCCAATACCAGACCCATTGAAGCTTCTGATACCTTTCTTCCAAGACAAAGTGCAAGCAGGTTTCCCCTCACCAGCACAGGACTACATTGAGAAAGGTATTGATTTAAATGAGCTTTGTGTAAATCATCCCGCAGCTACATACTTCGTGATGGCGACAGGCATGTCGATGGTCGATGCTGGAATCTACGAAGGGTCTTTACTTGTTGTTGACCGAAGCCTGCAGGCTAAGCATGGAGACATCATCATTGCATCATTGGCTGGTGAGTACACCGTGAAGCGTCTCTGCACTCATCCAGTTGTTCAGCTTGTGCCAATGAATCCAGATTTCCCGCCGATCGTTCTTCATGACGGTGGCGATGAACTTGAAGTGTTTGGAGTCGTCACTTTCAGTATTAATGGGTTCCAGTAATGTTTGCCCTTGCCGATGTGAACAGCTTCTATGCCAGCTGCGAGACTGTGTTTCGTCCTGATTTGAAAGGGCGGCCAGTGGTTGTTCTTAGCAACAATGACGGTTGCGTAATTGCTCGCAGTACAGAAGCGAAGAAACTAGGAATTAAGATGGGGGACCCGTTCTTTAAGATGCGTGATCTCTTTGAACGTCACAAGATAGTGACCTTTAGCAGCAATTACGCGCTGTATGCAGACATGAGTTCGAGGGTGATGACGGTGTTGGAAGAAATGTCGCCAGCCGTAGAGGTTTACTCAATTGATGAGGCATTTATGAACCTGCAAGGGGTTAGTAATTGCCAGAATCTGGAAGAGTTTGGACGCGAGGTGAGGGCTAAGGTTCTTCGGTGGACTGGTTTGACCGTAGGTGTTGGAATTGCACCGACTAAGACCCTAGCCAAACTAGCTAACCATGCTGCAAAGAAATGGACAAAGACCGGCGGTGTGGTTGATCTGTCTCTACTTGCCAGGCAGCGTAAGCTGATGGCATTGGTGGAAGTTGGGGATGTGTGGGGAGTTGGCAGGCGCATTTCCAAAAAACTTAATGATATGGGCATTAAAACTGCGTTGCAGTTGGCAGACACTCCGACGCCGCTGATACGAAAACACTTTAATATTGTATTAGAGCGAACCGTGAGGGAATTACGTGGGGAGCCATGTTTAGAACTCGAAGAATTTGCGCCAACCAAACAGCAGATCGTCTGCTCTCGTTCATTTGGTGACCGCGTTAGCGAATATGACCTGATGCGTGAAGCTATCTGCAGCCATGCAGTGCGGGCAGCAGAGAAGCTTCGCGGTGAGCGCCAGTACTGTCGCCATATTTCAGCATTCGTCAAAACCAGCCCGTTCGCTATGAATGAACTGTATTACGGCAAAACTGCAGCTACAAAACTGCAGATACCTACTCAAGACAGCCGCGATATAGTAGCCGCTGCCACGCAGTGCCTGGATGCAATCTGGCAAGATGGCCACCGGTTTCAAAAATGTGGAGTGATGCTGGGTGACTTCTATAGCCAAGGGGTGGCACAACTGGGCCTATTCGATGAGTACAAGCCACGTACAAATAGTGAGCAGCTCATGGCTGTTCTCGATGGTATCAACCACAGTGGAAAAGGACGAGTCTGGTTTGCGGGGCAAGGTATTCAAAAGAGTTGGGAGATGAAACGTCAGATGCTCTCACCAGCCTATACCACGCGCTTCAGTGATTTGATGCGCGTGAAAGTCTAACCTGTGGGTCATTTATCGGTTTTATCAACTCAGGCCCGTTGTTCCGAATGCTGCCGACCTTTTGCATAACTGGATGCCAGGTGAATTTTGAAGACGGCACGGACTCCTTCTCGGCTATTTCCAATGCGCGTTCTGGTAGAGTGTCACCATCCAGCCACTCCAGCGCCTGCGTGCGGTCAAGAACGAGCGGGCGTCTGTCATGGATATCGAGCAGTCCCTCATCACTAGCAGCGGTCACGATTACAAAGCCATCATCCTTCGGCGTTTCGGCTGCGTCAGGGTGATACTGGCTTATGGCCGCTAAGAACAGCGGGAAATGTGATTTATGGTAGATGAAGTACGGCTGTTTGATCTTAGCGTTAGATTGGTCTTTCTTCCATTCGTACCAGCCATCCGCCATTACTAATGCACGCCCATGCTCGAATAGCGGTTTAAACATCCTGCTCGTTGCCACCGTTTCAACACGCGCATTGATCATCGGTGGCCGCTTTGATTCTTTCGCCCAGCCAGGTTGATATCCCCAGTTAACAGGATCGAGAAATATTTTATCGTGGCGCTGATTGAGCAAAAGGACGCGTGAACCGGGTGCGACGTTGTAACGGTCGAGCGGTATATCATCGATGCTGCTGGCGAACTCTTTATCAGGCGAGAGAACTTCAATGTAATGAGATCGGGGTTCGTACTGAGTGAAACGTCCGCACAT